CCGTTCCGGTATTCAGACTAACCTTCTTACTACTTATTCTGCCCAATTCCGTTATGTATATTTTGTTACTCTTACTTATGCTCCTCGCTTTCTTCCTACTTTGGAGGTATCGGTTGTTGAAACTTGTACGGATGATATTGCGGATGTTCCCTGCGTTCCCGATATTAATGACTTGGACGCTGGTGACCCTAACACTTATTTGTTTGGTTTTCGTAGCGTTCCTCGTTCCTCTTCTGTTAAGTTAAAAAGCTCTACTGTTGAGCGTACTTTCAAAGACCCTGAGATAAGATTTTCTTATCCTATGAAACCTAAGGCTTTATTGTCTATTCTTGGTAAGATTAATCATAATATTCCTAATAGAATTCCTTATGTGTGTAATCGAGACCTCGATTTATTTTTAAAACGTTTAAGAAGTTACTACCCAGATGAAAAATTACGTTACTACGCTGTATCAGAGTACGGCCCTACCAGTTTCCGCCCGCATTGGCATTTGTTATTGTTTTCCAATTCCGACCGATTCTCGCAAACTGTTCTTGAAAATGTATCTAAGGCTTGGTCTTACGGACGTTGTGATGCATCACTCTCGAGAGGATTCGCAGCACCGTATGTTGCGTCGTATGTTAATAGCTTTGTCGCTTTACCCGACTTTTATACTCAGATGCCAAAAGTGGTGCGCCCTAAATCCTTCCATTCCATTGGATTTACAGAGTCAAATCTCTTTCCTCGAAAGGTACGAATTGCCGAAATTGATGAAGTTATCAATAAGTGCCTTAATGGAGTCCGCGTTGAGCGCAATGGCTATTTTCGCACAATTAAACCTACGTGGCCGTATCTCCTTCGACTATTCCCCCGATTTTCGGACGCTATTCGTAAATCTTCATCGAGTATTTACCAGTTACTTTCTGCTGCGTTCACAGCGCCCGAACGAGTCATTCGTAGCGGATGCGCTGATATAGGATGTGACCCGTTTAGTGGAAGTCGCAAGCAAAGTATTTTGTCTTTTTGTAAACAGTATTTAAATTATGTAGATAACTATGGAAAGGAATATTCTTCAAGAAATTTTCTTGTACCAAAGGAAAACTTACCGCATAGTGATGTTCTTATTCTTACTGAATGTCGTCTCTATGATGGTGTTAATTTGGACCCGGATTTTCGTTTATCCCGCTGCTATCGATTCTTTCTCTCGATGTCTAAATTCTTTTGGACATATTATGATGAGTTCGGAGCAAACTTCTACCCCGAACCCGAACAATATGCCGGATGCTTTACGTGTCGAGACAGAACTTTTCGAATCCTCTCTGAATCAATAGTATCTTTTTGGAATCGGTATGATTATAATCGTCTGGTTGATTTTTATCAGACTTTGGAAGATTCTAATGATAAGGATTTGGTTGATTTTGAGCTTCGTAACTATTCTTTTCGTTATAATAGGATTGATTATGGTAAGAAAGCAGAGCCCGATTATCAAAACCTTCCTCTTGTTCGTCGTTTGGCTGCCGCTGCATTGATTAAATGCAGGGATAAGGTTAAACACAAGAAGTCTAATGATTTGTTTGGTATTTTTTCTTATCATGACTAATATGTTTAATTTTTAAAATGTTTTTTTATGGCTTCTTACACTGGAATGTCCAATCTTCAAAATCACCCTCACCGTTCTGGATTTGATATTGGACGTAAAAATGCATTTACTGCAAAAGTTGGTGAGCTTCTTCCCGTCTACTGGGACATTTCTATGCCCGGTGACAAGTATAAATTTAATGTTGAGTATTTTACCCGTACTCAACCGGTTGAAACTTCTGCTTATACCCGGCTGCGTGAATACTTTGATTTCTATGCTGTGCCGTTACGCCTTCTTTGGAAGTCTGCGCCTTCTGTATTGACCCGGATGCAGGATATCAATCAGATTCAGGCTTCTTCCTTAACTCAGAATTTAGCTTTAGGAACTTATTTGCCTTCTTTAAATCTTTCTGTCATTTCAAATGCTTTGTATTGTTTGGCTGGTAATACTTCTGATCCGGATGGATCTTCGGCTTTTTTAAATTGCTTTGGTTTTCATCGCTCTGATTTGTGTTATAAGTTATTAACTTATCTTGGTTATGGTAATATTGTTCGTTCTGTTCCTTCTCCTGGTGTTCGCTGGTGGTCTACTTCTTTGAAAAATACTGATGATGCTTCTAATTATACTCAACAGTATGTGCAGAATAATTATGTGAATCTTTTTCCTCTCTTGGCTTATCAGAAGATTTACCAGGATTTTTTCCGTTGGTCTCAATGGGAAAACGCAAATCCTTCTTCTTATAATGTGGATTATTTTACGGGAGTTGAACCTTCTCTTGTTGATACATTGCCTCCTACCTCTTCTTCTAGTTATTGGAAATCAGACACAATGTTTGACCTCAAATATTGCAACTGGAACAAGGATATGCTGATGGGTGTTCTCCCGAATTCCCAGTTTGGTGATGTCGCTGTTATTGATATTCCTGATTCTGGTACTTCTGATGTTGTTTTAGGTTCTGGTGCTATAAAGAGTAAGGTAGGTATTGCTTCTGCGATTACAAACTCTTCTTCTCCGGTTCCTTTCTTCGCTTTGCAGGCTTCTGCTTCTAATACTGTTCCTGTTGGCTCTACTCTTCACGTCGATTTTTCTTCTTTACAATCTCAGTTCACTGTCCTTGCTCTTCGTCAGGCAGAGGCTCTTCAGCGTTGGAAAGAAATCAGTCAGTCCGGTGATTCCGACTATCGTGAACAGATTCGCAAGCACTTTGGCGTGAACTTGCCTCAAGCTCTTTCCAATATGTGTACTTATATTGGTGGTATTTCTCGCAATCTTGATATCAGTGAGGTTGTGAATAATAACCTTGCTGCTGACGGTGATACCGCTGTTATTGCCGGAAAAGGTGTTGGTACTGGTAATGGAGCTTTTGAATATACAACTAATGAGCATTGTGTTGTTATGTGTATTTATCATGCTGTTCCTTTGCTTGATTATGTACTTACGGGTCAAGACGGACAGCTGTTGGTTACTGATGCCGATTCTTTGCCGATTCCGGAGTTCGATAATATCGGTATGGAAGTTCTTCCCATGACCCAGATTTTCAATTCTTCTCTCGCTACCGCTTTCAACTTGTTTAATGCCGGATATAATCCTCGTTATTTCAATTGGAAGACTAAACTTGATGTTATTAATGGCGCGTTTACTACTACTCTTAAATCTTGGGTTTCTCCGGTTTCTGAATCTTTGATTTCTGGTTGGGCACAATTTGGTAGTTCTACTCCTGATTCTGAAACTAGGGTTGCTTTGAACTATAAGTTCTTTAAGGTCAATCCTTCTGTCCTTAATCCTATTTTTGGCGTTAATGTTGATTCTACTTGGGACACTGACCAATTGTTGGTTAACTCTTATATTGGTTGCTATGTTGCCCGTAATTTGTCTCGTGATGGTGTACCTTACTAAAATTTGTTTTAATTATGATTGGAAAGTTTAATAAATTGAGTAGTTTGGAACAAGGTTCTGAACTCATTCCTGATATCAGTCCTGATGCTTTTGCCGTTGCTCCCGAATTTGATTGTACGGAGCAACTTCGTGTAGAAATTGATGAAACTGACGAAAGTCGTCCGGTTCGTTATACTTCTGATATCCGTTTGCTTCTTCATACTAAGGACTTGACTTCCCGTGCTGGCCTTGCTATTGCTTCCAAATTCGGACAAAGTAAACAATCTACTTCTCAGATTCAGCAAATAATGGATACGATGTCTGATGATGACCTTTTGAATACGGTTCGTTCCCGTTATATTCAGTCTCCTTCTGAGATTCTTGCCTGGTCTAAAGAACTGTCTGCTTATGCTGAAAGCCTGGAGTCTCAAGCACAGGAATTAATTGATGCTGAAAATGCTAAACAAGAAGCAGAAAAAGCGGATGCTGCTTCCGCCGGTTCTGTTTCCTCTGAATAATGGGTCTTCTTGGTTCAATCGCTGGTGGTCTCTTTGGCATTGGTTCTTCTGCTATTCAGAATTCGCAGAATAGACAAAATGTCAGGGAGACTAACCAGATGAATTATAAAATTAATCAGATGAATAATCAGTTTAACGAGCGTATGGCAATGCAGCAGCGCGATTTCCAGGAAAATATGTGGAATAAGGAAAACGCATATAATACTGCCTCCGCGCAACGTCAACGTCTCGAAGAAGCTGGTTTAAATCCTTACATGATGATGAGTGGTGGTTCTGCCGGTATTGCCCAATCTGTTGGTACTGGTGCAACCGCTTCATCTTCCGGTAATGCTCAGATGCAACCTTTTCAAGCTGATTATTCTGGTATTGCCCAGTCTATCGGCTCTGTGTTTCAATCCCAGGTTCAGCAAGCCCAGGTTTCACAGTTACAAGGTCAGAAGAATCTTGCGGATGCCCAGGCTATGCAGGCTCTTTCTAACGTTGATTGGTCTAAGATGACGAAGGAAACTCGTGAGTATTTGAAAGCTACCGGTTTGGCTCGTGCTCAGCTTGGCTATTCCAAGGAGATGCAGGAGTTGGATAACATGGCTTTTGCAGGTCGTCTTCTCCAGGCTCAAGGTACTTCTCAGTTACTTGATGCTGAAGCAAAAACTGTCCTTAATAAATATCTTGACCAGCAACAACAGGCTGATTTGAATGTTAAGGCTTCTGAGTATTATAATCAGATGTCTCATGGCCATCTGAACTATAACCAGGCAAAAAAGGTTCTTGCTGACGAAGTCCTTACTTATGCCCGTGCCAAAGGTCAGAAAATCAGTAATAAGGTTGCTGAAGCTACTGCTGATTCTCTAATTCGTGCTTCTAATGCTTCTAACCATTCAAATGCTGAATTTGAACTTGAAGCGGCTAAATTCAATCGTGAACGTGCTCGTTCTCGTAGTATAGAGGATTGGTATCGTTCTCGTAATGAAGGCAAAAAATACAAGTATTATGACGCTGATAAGGCTGTTCATTATGGTACTTCTATTGGTAATACTATAGGTAACTTTCTGCCCTGGTAGTACTTTTTTGTTTTGTTGTGTGTTTACCCGGCTCGTAGTGATACGCGTCGGGTTTTTTGTTTCTTGGAGTAACTTTTGGCAACCGCGCGAAGCGTGGTTATACACCTACTGAATTTCGGGACGTAGGACTGAAATCAGAGCCGTTAGGCTATAGTATTGCCTTCCTTGAAGCTTGACGTTTGCAACGCGTAAACAATTTCCCGGAGAGCTTCTCTCTGCCGTCGCTGCTATACCCCTAAAATATTCTTTGACGAAGTCTACATGAGTTTGCCCGAAGGGAAAGCGATTTACCTCATCGCTTTCAGTCTCCCCCTTGTCTTATATACGCAAACTCACAGACCAGCCTGCCACCCATATAGCTTATTGTTTATTAATGTTAATATTTTATGCTGACATTTGTTTTTCTCAAGTATTTATTCATATCTTTGCTCTGTCTTTAAAACCAATGTCTAATTTAAACTTTTATTTTATGGAAAAGTATTATTTGTGCTCCGTTCAATCAAAAACGAATCCTAATCAGAATGAAACTGTTCTCGTTCCCGTTGACGAAGTTTCTCAGTTTGTTTCTTCGTATCTTCGTCCTGATTGCGTGCTTATTATTTCTCATTGTTCAACCTTTAAAGCAATTCCCGATGAAAAGTGAAACTAAATCTAAAATTTGGTCTGCAATTATTGCAGCTGCTGTTAGTCTCCTTACGTCTATTGCTCAAATATTTTCGTAAGTCATGAATCCAACATTAATGAATTTTATTGAATGGCTCCTTCGTTGGAATATTCATTTCTCTGTTACTTCTGCTCTTCGTACTAAGGAACAGAATAAATTGTGTGGAGGTGCTGCTAATTCTCAGCATTTAACTGGTGATGCTGTTGATTTGAAACCTCTTGATATGTCAGTGGATGATTTTATTTTGAAAATCAAAAATTCTGGTTTTGAATTCGACCAACTTATAGATTATCTAACTTTTGTCCACATTTCTTTTGCACGTGGCCGCAAGCCTCGTCAAATGGTACTTAATTTTGCTGATAGAAAATGATTACTAAGGAATTACAGAATAAGTTAGTAACTCGTTGTCAGAACCCTCGTACGGTTGTCAACAAGTATACACATGAACCCGTTGTTGTTTCTTGCGGTTCTTGC